TGATGTGTACGTGTCTAACTTGTTGCCAAAAGGCCAAGCAGGCAAAGGACTTGTTGCAGGTCTATCAGCAACGTCTACAGGTGGCACAGTATCAAGTGCTAAAGCACGTCGCATGATGGTAGCTGGTACAAGCACTGCTTGTTCGTTCGCTTCTCAGATCAGCAAAACTGAGCCTTTACGTAACCAAACTGACTTTGGTGACATCGTTCGTGGCCTTGCCGTGTATGGTCGCAAAGTTGTTAAAAACGAAGCATTGGTAACGGCCTTAGTTGGTTCTGCAAGCTAATAGCTAACGAGGGGGGGATTATCCCCCTCTCACCCCCTTAACGAGAGGACTAGGCTAATGGCGACCATAAAGGTTATCGACGTTATTTCCCGCGTCGAAGCTATTTTACAAGACTCAAACGTGCGTTGGCCACGTCTCGAGCTCCAACGGTGGCTTAACGAGTCGTACCTTAGTATAGTTTTACTTAGACCTGACGCGAACGCGAAGTGTGCAACATTTACATGCGCCGCAGGTTCTAAACAGACATTAACTGCTTCTAGCGGAGGGTTTCCTACTGCTGTTAGATTGTTAGACATCAAACGAAACGTAGCTTCTAGCTCTACCAAGAAAGTTGTTAGGGTAGTTGCCCAAAGTGTTTTAGACGACCAACGCCCCAGTTGGCACACAGAGACGCAAACCGCTAACATCCAGCACTATACTTACGACCCTCGTAACCCAAAAGACTTTTATGTTTATCCTCCGGCGGCTGCGACAGCGCAGCTCGAGGTTGTTTACGTTGATACGCCAAGCGCTCACGCACTTAGTGACAGTCAGCTAGACCCCGCAAATAGTAATACCGCAGTAATATTGTTAGACGATATATACCTTGGCCCAATCACTGATTGGATACTGTATAGAGCCTACTCAAAAGATGCTGAGTACGGCGCTAACGAGGCGCGTGCGTCTTCGGCGTTTCAAACATTTAACGCGGCTATTGGAACAAAAACTCAAGTGGATGCGGCCATAGCGCCGTCTCCAGGAAGCGCGGTGGCATAGATGGCTACAACCCTTTGGAGTACATTCTACCCATATATTCAGCCTCATTTGCCCGGTTGTCCTGAGATAGTGATGGAAGCAAGCCTGCAAGAAGCTGCTGCAAAGTTCCTAGAGCGCAGTGAAGTTTGGAGGTTTGAAATAGAAACGGATTTTGCTGTTAAAAACGTAGCGGATTACCCAATATTTATTCCGACAAAAGAAGCTGTACTAGAAAACATTTACTAGCTGGTGTTGGATGGACAGCCTATGAGTCGTGTCTCCGATAAACACATTGACTCAACTCGGTTTAGGTCCAATGGCAGACCTGCGTACTACACAATATTTCAAGATACTTCGATTAGGTTATACCCAACGCCGGACAAAAAGTATTCTTACTCCGGGTGGGGTGTCTTAAAAACAAAATTATCTGCAACTGGTGTTGAGGATTGGGTATTTGAATCTCATGGACGGTGTATCTCTTACGGTGCGTTAGCTCAGTTATCGTCGATCCCTGGCAAAGAGTGGACTAACTTAGACCTCTCTATGTACTACCGCCAAAAGTTTGCAAAAGAAATAGATAACGCAAACAGCAGGGAGTACCGCGGGGTAAGTTCACGCATTCAGTTTAGAGACTTTGCTGGAGGTAGAAGGAGAGGGTAATGGCTACATCATTTAACTACGTACAGGGCGACACAGGCCCCCAGATAAAAGTTACGCTCGTGGATGAAGATACGAACTTAGCTACAGACCTTACAGGCGCAACTGCAACTCTACACTTTAGAGGTGCGGGAGAAAGTACAGTTCTTTTTTCTCGTGACTTGTTTATTCAATCTGACACCGCAACAGCAGGAATAGCTATTTTGCAGTGGCAGGCGAACGATTTAAACCAAGAAGCTGGAACTTACGAAGGCGAACTAGAAGTAATTCGCGCCAGTGGTTTGCGAGAAACACTTTACGAAACTTTACGGTTTAGGATACGGGAGGACTTTGCGTGAAGCTAAAATCCGCAGTATTCCAAAACGCTCTAAAAGCCGCATACTCTTCTTTGGGTATGAGTGCGACGTATAGCAAAGCGGGCATTGGGTTCCTTTCTGCGCTACAAGGGTACTTTCTTCTTGTTTTAGATGAAGTTGACAGCGCGTCTACGTTTGATGACACGGTTGTTAGTTTCTTTAAGTCTTTGTCAGATAGTTCAGAAGCTGCTGACGATGCAGTAATGATTTTTTACAAGGCTCTAGCGGACGAGGGTTACGCGAGTGATGCTCAAGTTTTCCAGTTTGCTAAGAGCCTTTCGGATACTGCGGTCATTCCAGAGCAGATCAGCAAAGCTTTTGAAAAAGGTTATGACGATCCTGCGTATTTAAACGACGAACACTTTCACAGCTACCAGAAAATACTAAGCGAAACCATTGGCGTCACTGACGATATTGATGGCGAGTCTTCGGTCTTAGACGATCAAGAAATACAGTTTTTTAAAGTTCGTGTTGACGTCGCTCACGCTACCGACACGTTGGACTTTACTATGGCGTTTAACAGAACGTTTGCAGATACGGCCTCCTCGACCGACGCGGGGTCTATACGAAATCAGGGATATGCTGATTTTACATTTTTTGCGGAAGACTACGTCGGTGCTTCCCGCACTTTTACTTAGGAGATCGTTATGATTAACGAAAACTTAAAGCTCTCCGGTCAGCTTAACATCGTCCTAAAGGACAAGGCCGGAAACATTAAAGACGAGCGCGTGGAAAAGAACCTCGTTGTTAATACTGGGTTGGCTTTTATAGCGGCTCGAATGATCGGTACGTCTAAAAGCGTTATGTCTCATATGGCAATTGGGTCAAGCACTTCATCTGCCACTGGCGCACAGACTGATTTAGTTTCTGTGTTGGGGTCTCGAGAAGCAATCGACAGCTCAAACATAATTGGCTCAAACAACGAAAAAGTTGTTTATGTATCAAACTTTGAAGCTGGAGACGGAACAGGTGCAGTAACCGAAGCTGGTATTTTCAACGCAGCTACATCTGGGGACATGTTATGTCGAACAGTTTTTGCTGTCGTAAATAAAGCGGCTGACGACACAATGTCCATCAGTTGGACAATCACAATAGCAGCATCTTAATCAGGTTAGGGGCGAATTATGGCTACAATAGTAACGAGATCGGGCAAGGGTTCGCCCCTAACAAACACTGAAGTTGACAGTAACTTCACAAACTTAAACACAGACAAGCTAGAACTTTCTGGCGGCACAATGACAGGTAATATTGCTCATACAGGTAATTTTACTTTTGATATTGCAGGGTATTTAGACCTTGATGTAGACGATGGAGGGAGTGTTTACTTTTCAGATGGAGGTGTGACCTTCGGAAGAATATACGGCACAAACTCAAATTTATATATTAAGTCAAATAGAAGTGAAAAAGATATAATATTTCAAGGTGTAGATGGTGGTACTGCTATAACCGCCCTCACACTTGATATGTCTGATGCTGGTACAGCTATTTTTAACCATGATATTCAATTACCTGATAATGGTAAAGCCATATTCGGTACTGGGGCTGACCTACAGATTTACCATGATGGGAGTAATGGCTATGCTACTTCAAATACAGGACAGTTTTTCTTAACTAGCTCAAATAGTAATATATGGCTACGAGGCAATGAAGGTGGGATATTAAGTGCCGACGGAAGCGAGTATTTAATACGTGCTACGACTAATGGTTCTGTTAAGTTATTTTATGATAATGTTAAAAAATTAGAAACAACATCAACAGGCATTGACGTAACAGGCACAGTGGAAGCATCTGATGCTCTTTTTAATGGAGCAATCTCAGGTAGAGGTCTTGTTATAGACACTGCTACTGAAGGTGTGACTGATAATGTAGCAATATTAAACGCTCAACACAGCGCAGGTATATTGTCGTTAAAAACTGGCGGCTCAGAACGTATGCGCATCCACTCATCAGGCAATGTTGGTATTGGTGATACTGTCCCTACTAATGGTTATTTAACTATCCGTGGTGCAAGTACATCTGGTACTGCAAATAGTCATATAATGCTTACAGGTGATGGTGCTACTGTTGGACAAGGCCCACAAATTGCTTTCTCTGAGAGTGGGGCATCTTCTAATTGGGTAGGCGCATCAATTGGATTTGAACGTGTAGGTGGAGGCAGTGTTGGTGATTTAATATTCAGCACCCGTGGGACTCTTGGTACTGCAAATAGCGTACCATCAGAACGCATGCGCATCGACTCATCAGGCAACGTGTTGGTAGGTACTACTGATAATAACGTTACCAACAACTCAGGCAATAACCCCGGTATAAATATCGGTGTCGCAGGTATTAAAGGGTATATGTCTTCTGC